ATAGCACAAAAAAAGGAGGTGTCAACCCCCTTGATTTATTTGAGTATTAGAAAGTGAAAACTTACAAGAGTTTTATCGGTTGAATACTAACTAAGATTGATTTGAGTATTAGAAAGTGAAAACTTACAAGAGTTTTATCGTTTGAATACTAACTAAAAATTTGAAGATGGTTGAGTATTATTGGGTGAAAACTAACTAGAGTTTTAAAATGTGAATACTAACGAAGACCATCCTCAACGATCATCTCACGCAATACATACCAGATCTTTTGTGTCATCTTGTCTACTTTAGTTCTTGCTTCTTTGAGTTTAAAATATTCATCATAAGACATTCCAACTTGAAAATCAGAAGTATGTGCAGATTTTTTACCAGGAAATGCATATTCTGAAACTGCACGTCTCATCCAGTGCTTATAGTTAGATGCGATAACTCCTTGGTTCATATGATATGGTTTACATCCAAGAAGATGTGCCTTAACATACTTCCAATAAGGAACCTTGCCATTGTCTTCACGATAACGTAAGGATCCATTAGGTCTGAGAATGGTGGTTGTTAAAGTATAAATTCTATTTTCATTTTCAATTTTTATCTTACCTGTTTTTTTATCAACAGATAGTCCTAATACCCAAATTAAATCTTCATAATCTTTAGGATATTTTTTTTCTAGATAATCTACTATAGTTGGAGTGTATCCAAAAATAGAACTTCCACCATCTATTGTATATTTTTTTATCCACTTTGAAACTTCGTCTTCATACCACGGTTGTTTAGGATCTAAACCATATCCAGATGATTTAGCAGGATTGATATCATCGTTTGCCTTTTGAATCATTAAAAAAATACAATGACTGTCATTTTGAAAATCTTCCATTTTTGTTGGAATGAAAGTTTTTAAAGCACGAAAAGCATTTTGATCTTTTAAAAGAAAACTTGCAATTGCTCTAGTATCAACTTCATCACTCTTATCAGATGCCTCGACTCCATAAAGTTTTCGTGCTTTTGGTGTGGACTTCTGAGGAAAAAGTTTTACAATGATACCCAATTTATCAGCATTTTGCTTTAACTCTTTTAACTTATCAAAGATATAAGCTTGTGCCATAGTGCGTTCATGTGCTTCTCTCAAGTGAGCACACTCGACAACCAAAGTATCTCCTCTCTGAAGTTCTGGAATGTTTAGAGAAATAATATCATCTTTTGGTAATTTTTCATGAAAAGTGTCATTACCACTATCATAAACATGGAGTTTACCTTCTCCAATATCTGCTGTAAATAAATTCATAATTTGAGCATTAAGAAGTGAATACTAATAAAAGTATTTCTGGGTGAATACTAACTTTTTTATTTTATCATAAAAAAAGAGGGTGTCAACTAACCCTCTTCCTCTGCTTTCTTTTTCTTTGCACCTATATTATATTTCGTCTCTAAAATCCAGTCACCTTTGTCTTTAAATGATAACACTTTGATTTGATTGAGTGGTGCGATGTCTTGTATTCTTACTGTATCAACGACTCCAACCAACCCCCAGTCAGCAAGAAGTTGAGCAATACGATTCCGACGCTGAACGTCATTAACAGTAAGATTAGCGTGTTTGCCATCAAGGGCAAATAACTCTTTGAAGTGGACAAGAAAATACCTCCCTTGCTTATGAAGAATATGGCACGACTGATATATCTTCTTTTCTTTCCTAGATGCTACACCGATTCTAGTTAAAGTTTCTCTTACCTTAAGGAAATCATCAGGTTCATTTAATGTAACTTCAACCATCTGGTCAGGATTCCACTTGACCTCTGGTTCTTTAACAACACTCATTTCGCTCCTCCAGTATCAAATTTAGATTTTATAAAGTTGAGTTGTTCTTTTGTCAATATTTTCAAAGCTTGTTTTGCTTTTTCGTTACTAAAACCATAATAACGTTTTACATAATCAAGGTCTTTGATCATATCCTTACGAAGCCAAGGAGAGAATCTCTTCTTAGTTCTGAGTGTATTTATATAAAAATCGTATTGCATTTTTTTAGGTAAAAAATGATACATATTCATTTCATTTGAGAACATTACTGCATCAAGATGACCTGAGAAACAACGATTAATAATATATGGAGGATAGTCCTTTTCAATACTAGGATCTTCATCAATCAAATTCTTCTTTGATTGATTAATTGAATTCAACCAGTCTTTAAGTTCAGTCATAGCAAATTAATGATTTAATTGGAACATTTGGAATATTATCTCTACCTTTCAATCCAAGCAATTCTATTACAAATCCACACCCTACTAATTGTCCACCTGCCTTATCAATTAACTCGCAAGATGCTTTTGCAGTTCCGCCTGTAGCGAGCAAATCATCAATTAATAATACTTTCTTATCTTTTAATACATCAGATGCAATCTCTAATCTATCTTCACCATACTCTAAACTGTAATTAACTCCCATAACATCACCAGGTAATTTACCTTTTTTTCTAATGGGTACAAATCCAATTATATCTCTTGCAGCTAGAGCACCACCAATTAAAAAACCTCTTGATTCAATACCAACAATATAATCAGGTTTTAGATTATCCTTTTGTAATCTTTCGATAAAATCTCTAAAGTCACCCATCATTAAATTTGTAGCAACAGGATCTTGTAATAGTGGAAATATATCTCGAAAAAGAATACCTTTTTTTGGAAAATCAGGATAACTTTTAATATAAGGTTTTAATAAACTATCCATTTATTTGCTCTTCATCCATAGTTCTATTTCTGACAACAATACAGTTATTATCATAGTCAGGATAAAACTCTAATATGTCCTGATGATCCCAACATAGTTCCTCATATAGACTATTCAACCTTCTCATATCTTCATACAGGTCTGTTGGTTGTAATTCTTCATCCATTAATTGGTTCCTCGATGTCGTAGTTAAAAATTAAAAGTTCTTTTCTTGTTT